TTTGATATTCAACGCATTTAAAAAAACGCCCCCATTAAATTTTAGAATACACCCTTCAGGAATGCTTATCTCAGCGCCATCCAAATCAAAATCATACCTGATTTCGTATATAGTATCAGGCTGATTTATCATTTCCTGCGTAAGTATATTTTTACCGTCTATAATATTCCTGCGCAATATTTTATACCCCTTGCCGCTGAATCTGTCAGGACTAAAAGGGCGGTCGGCAAATTTTAAAACACTTAAGTTTTCCCCTTTGTCTACAGACACAAGGTCCTCGTCGTCCGCAAGACCGGAACCGATAAAACTCTTTAGGGTGTTAGGAGTAGTAGAACCATTTTCCCTGCCTTCTTGAAATGGAAACTGCTCATTACCCGTCAAAACGTCTCTTTTGGGGAGTTGTCCAATTTGTTGTCCTTTTTCTGTTTTCTCTTCCATACTACTATTTATTTTTACTTGTAAGCAATATCGGCTTTCCGTTAGTCAACAACAATGGAGCGTCATTGGCTAATAATAAAGCCCCTCCGTCAGGAAATGGATGCGGCTTATTCCCGCCAGCACCGGGAAACCCTATGGTAAGTATGCTGATTACGGGAATGCCGATTATAGGAATGCTGATGTGAGGGGTAGTGATTGGTTTCATAGGCTATCCCTCTTTAATCATTTTGGCTTCTGACACTTTCGTAGCACTTCTTATTGTAATTTCCATACCTGCCGCTATGCCAATAAGACGAAATATCACATTGGGAGCCCCTAAGGCTTGATTGGCATTTGGGGAAAGCGGGATAGGATTCATGCCTTCAATATTGGCAAATACAGTCACCATTCCGCCCTTGTTCTTTATCTGTATGGTAACGGGATTGCCGTCACTGACAAACGTTGCGTAATACGCTGTTTTGCCTTCTTCTTGTTGAAATGATAAAACTTCTGCTGCCATGATGTTTACTTTTTAGAGTTATTCAAATAGTTCACAATTCCCTGCACATGCAAGTCCACTATTGCCCGCTTCCCCTCTTCCGATAATAAGAAGCCAACATCTTCCTTATTGTCTTGGAATAGGTTCTCTGTAAGGACTGCCGGGCACTTCGTGTGCTTCAAGATGTAGAATCCGCTTTCCTTATCAGGGTCGCCATCCGTCATATCCTTGCGTATCTTCATACCTGGCAAAAGTCGTCCGGCTGCCGCATATAAGCTATCAGCTAATTTATCGGCTTTCGTCTGACCTGCCGAAGTCCACGCTTCCCAACCACGCGCCTGCATCCATTCAGAGCCGCTTCCCGCTGCATTACAGTGGATGGATACGAGAATTACTTCACTTGCCTTGTATTCGTTTGCCCTGCGGCAACGCTCCGATAAGGGAACGTCTATTTCCTCTTTGACGATACGTTCGGCATCAACGCTTTGTTTGCGCAATTCCGCTTCCAAACGTGTGGCAATCTCACGGGCATACGCATATTCTTTCAATCTTCCGTCCGGTGAACACTTGCCCGGAGTGTTACTTCCGTGTCCGTTGTCAATCAATATTTTCATTCTGCACGTCCTCCTTGAAATATTTGTCATAAACCACACGAGCCACCCATCCGGCGACAACGCCGACACCGAATGATACAACAGTAGTCAAGTTCACCCAAAACGGAGTGTAGTGCATGTAAAGCATAACTCCCACGATGATAGCGATAACAATCGCTGCGATAATCAGTTTCTTTTTCATTTTGTTACTCCTTATCTTTAGTTATTATTTCATTCATATCTTCTTTCTCTACATCGAGCACTTTCTTTCCGAATAATCCCAACGCTTTCAGTAAATTGAAATTATATCCCTTTGGCTTTAAGATATTGCTTATGATAGAGCAGAACTCTATGAAGCAGACAAACAAGCATGAATACACATCAATATTCCATTTATTGCCGGAAGCAATGTTTATCATCACCACCATACAAACAAAGGCAAAGTATGTTACCATTTTACCCATAGTACGGCGCACAGCACTTGAAAACCGAAATTCTTCACCCAATAGCAGGCATTTCCTTATCCCGAACATCAAATCGCATACAACGACTGAAAATGTTACTATTAGCCACGGTATCATGTGTTCCAATGACTGCGCAATAAAACTGCTTGCTATTACCGAGAAACCACCCGGTATGCTTTGGGTAATAATGTTATTCTTCATCTTATCGTTATTTGTCAATTATTCCTATCTTTGTGTCTCTTATCAAATAAGCGAACTACTGTCATTCCGTTTTGCTCGTGAGAGTAGGACGGGATTTTCATATCTTACCGTAATAGCGGAACCATGCACCCCATTTACGTTCTTTCAGATAGTTCGGATTATCCTGGTTGAGTTTGGCTTCCATCTCAAATGCGCTCGCACGGTAAGCGTTTTTATTGACCTTGCCGTCCCCAATCTTGCTGTCTGTAAACAAGTGGTACACGAAGCTCACAAACCATTCTGCCAAATAAAGAATGTAGTAGAATAGCGGGATAAGGAGCAACCACCACGCACTGACATGGAATGACAATAATACGGACGGGATAGCCGCTATCTCCATACACTCGAAGAACTGTTTCTGATGTGTACGTTCATGGCGTATGGTCGCTTCGGACAACTCTTTCAGTTTCGTAAGGATGAAGCCGAAGAGCATGATTGTTGTGTAGTCGCCAAAGAGGATGAGTTTGGCAAACCAGTTTTCATAAAATACTTTTACTCTCATAATCAAAAAAGTAAACACTTTGTTATTTTATTAATATTATTGTTTTACGCATTCATTAGAACACAACCCAAACCGAAAATCCCTGTACTATCTGCAATATCAAATACACTATCGCTATTATTAACGACAGAATCAGTTATTTCTGTAACAAAATTATTGGATATAGACTCCTTTTGTGTAATAGCTCTTATTGGAGTATTATCTTCATTAAAAAGACTAATAGCAGTAGGTGCTCTAAATGAATACCATTCGATATGTTGTTTTTTTATCTCAGTTCTTACTGAATCTCGATATAAATAAATAGGGATACTACTAAGATTGCAAATAAGAACAAATTGTGTATTAAATTCTTCATGTACTAAATCATCTGCAAATGTAATATTATCAACAAGTTGTTTAATATCAAATTCTTTGCCCGCAATCAGCTTATCTCCAGCAAATAGCCCTGAGGTCAATTCTCCTATTTTTAACATAATCATTATCCTTTAATCGGTTACACAATATGCTGTATTGTCATCCTTAGAGCCAATAGCCTCGTACTCGGCAGCGGTTTTCTTGGTGAGGGTGGTGAGGTTGTCGGAAACGAGTATATCTTTTACTACGAAAAAATTTGTAGCATTTGAATTCAATGCAATAAAAATTCTTTTTGTAACTAAGCTAATATTATTTGCATCGGCAATAGAAGTATAAGTATAAATAAACGAAAGTTCATAAGCTCCATTATTGGGATTGCAATATGTGTGACTCGTACTTACTTTAAAGATTTCTTTTTCTGTAATTTTTAGGAATAAAATATTATCACTTAATAATCTATGTATAATATTTTTAAAATTATCAATGCTTCCAAATACAAGATTTATTTTTGATTCGGCTTCTCCTGCTTTAACTTCTTGATTTGAAGTTAACTGTTGGTGAGCTTCATTTGTAATCGTAAGCAAAATGTGTTTATCATCCACATACTTCTTCGTTGCAGGCTGGTAATCGCCCGTAGGGGTGAAACTTTCACTGTTGGTTTTGGTGAGGACGTCAGATTTTGCAGGAACTTCCGCCCAATCCCCATTCTTACGACCGTATGCCTTTCCATCAGTTGGCGCTTCATCTATGCCGCCTATCTTCCCCTGGCTTATCCATTCACCGTTCACCCATGCGTAGTAATCATAAGGAACTTCCGTACCTACGGCCATGAACCCGTCAACTGCCGAACCATCAGGAACGGCGGATTTCAAGGCTTCAAGGGTGGCGTATTCGCCGGCTACCTTAAATGATTTCCCAGGTTCTCCCTGTATACCTGGCTCGCCTTGTTCTCCTTTCAAAAATTCTAAAGGATAATTGACTACAGAAGATTTACTGTCGTTTCCTGAAGGTTTAAATGCAGGTAATGACGTTACATCATCCGCTTTGTCCGCATTCGGTACTTCATTAACTCCTATGGAGCTAGCCATAAGGCGGGCAACTATTTCCTGATAATCCTGTTCTGTCCAAGCCATAATTATTCCTGTTTATCGGTTGCTTCTTCCGGTTGATTGTTGATAGCACGATTGAGCGCGTCAATGAAGAAAGGTTTGCAAAAAGTATTTGCATGCTCTTGTATCAGGGACACTTCTTCATCGGTATACTCTGTCTCTTCATTGGAGTTGTATATCTTCAAAGCGAGTGCATGCGATGCGATACCGTTACCGTTCCGGTATAATACATTCGCAAAATTCTCTCTACAATCTATATTTTCACAATGCTTACGGGTAATGTCCGTAGCAATCAGTAATTGTTTAAAATTTATCTTTTTCATGAGTTATAATTATTAGTATTATCCACAGTAAAAATGAACCCAATAACTGCCGTCAAAAACGAAAAAGCAGGATATTTGATTGATTGAAGAAGCGTTCGTTGTGCCTCTGTTATTGGAATTCATTAGGTTTCCTTTTACCCAAACATTCCGGTTCAATTGGTTCTTCAAATATACAATCCGACCCGTAACAGCCGAACTTGGAAGAAATAGAGTAGGGTCAAAACTTATATCCGGTCCTCCATATATGATAATGTCATCGGTATCACTGACCGTATAGCTCGGTGGGGCAGACATCATACTGCTGCCTAAATTGCGGACGCCCGCAGCAAATCCGGAAGCCTGCAATCTGTTTATTCTTACCGATTCACCGCTCCTGGCATTTAATTCTACATTGCCCAATGCTTCTATCGCACAAGTATCATATCCAGCCTGAGCCATTACTCTTACACCGATTGAATGGTCACCGTAGGCACTCAGACTAAGTGCCGTAATCCCATCTCCACGAATACCGCACATTGCCCCGGAAGAGACATTCACTTCAAAAAATTTTCCACCATTCTTGCCTATCCTCAATGTCGCAGTCGGATTTTCCTTTTCGTTTTCAAGTCCTCTGTCGGTTATTTTGAATGCACCGATATACCCGCTATCTGCTGTTATATCTCCCGTAAAAGAGCCATTATGACATTCGATAGAGCCATCTTCGTGTATCTTGATATTTCCATTGGCGGTAATTATACCTTCCAACTTAATATGTTGCGACTTTAACGTTATACTTTCCGCCGACACATTAAACAAGGACGAAGCTTTTACTCCATTTTCAAACTCCGCAGCAGCCCAAATCTTGACACCATCCGCAGTGGTTAACCATCCCGCGCTTTTGCTTTCAAGATTGGATGTTCTTTTTGCCACAGCTTCAATCTTTTCATTGGTTTGGCTTAGCTGGGTCTCGAACTTTGTTATCATATCCTCGTAGGCATTATCGGTCAATGCCAGCGAATGTATGTATATATCCCCCGTAAACTTCAACTCGAAATCACCCGTTCCGTCCCATGTGCCGGAATACTCCTTCATTGCGTATTTCTCACCCGGTTCAAGACGTTCGGTGAAATGCAGGTTCTGACCGGGAAATCCTATTGTCAGCGTTCCGGCTGTAACTACCCTATACCGGAAAGAGATAAAGAACTTCTTCGGTTCTTCCCCTTCCTCATAGGTAGGCTTATTGGCTAAATCAGCATTTGACTGTTTAATTCCGGAAGAAAGAATACGAAGCACGTTTCTATCCCCATCTCTGATGATGGCAGCCATAGCATCCTTACGGGAATAGAACTCCCCATTCACTAATAAGAACTTTCCGTTTACAGTAAAGAAACGAACATCGTTCTTTGTCTCCCAACCGTTCGTATTGCTTGCAAATGCCGCATTGTACAGGTAATTATCCTTTGCCTGCACCTCGTCAAGCACTTTGGAGATTTCAGAGTAAATCAAATCTTCCAATATCTTGAACTGGGTAAGGATATTCACACCCGTTTTCAAGATAAAGTCACCAGTAACTTTATTTCCATTAGGACTGAAAGCTGTCACTTCTTTACCAGCCAAAGAATAAGAATCAATCCCTGCATATTGACGGAAGCTTGGAGTATCATTCCCGTATGCTGCCAATACGATGGCGTTCTGTCTGGTCTTATCCGTCCGGTTACCTAACTGTACAATGTCATCGCCTGCTTGTGGTGCGGCAGACCCCGTGTCACAGTCGCTCTTCGAAAGGTCTATGTAATTGTCACCTACGCTTGTTACCAGCCGCCAATAGTAGGTATTAGAGACGTTCTCATGTACGCCTGGCTTGATGTTGAATGTCTGGCTGCGGGCTTGGTCTCCTATTACAAATTCCTGAACAATGGTCTTTTCCCCGTCTGTGTTCTCGAAGTAACAGCGGTAAAAGGTATCGTATTCCTCTACCTTAGAACATGACATGGATGCGGGAGAAAGTATTATCTGACCGCCAACCTGGCGTAATCGCTGTATCAGCAACTCAATAAACGTGGCACTTTTGCGTGCCAGCATATGGTCTACTTCCAAATAGCTGTCGCCCGTCTTGCTGTCTACTTTAATGACAAAGCCTTCGCCGAGAGCACCGGAAGAAAAGTTCATGGACTGGATGTAGTCTGAAAATAATCCGCCTAAGAACTTTATTAAAAATCCAGCTTCGTCCGGTCTGTCTTTTCTTATAAAGAACTTGGATAAAGCCTCTATATCAAGAGCCTTAAAGTAGACAATTCGGTCGGCGGAAGTCCTGATGAACAGTGCTGGGTCGGCATCTGCGACGCATATATATATTTCCCCGAGATTCAGACCTTGTAAATGCTCTTCATCACTCGGAGATAAAGCAGGGGGAGCTGCCTGATTGTTTTCATTAAGAGCATCACCAAACCATAATATTTTACTAAGCCTTTTTTTCATACCTCAACCTTATCAACATTAGTAAATGCAGCTTTTTCTGCGCTGAATTGCAACATCTCTCCATCTTTGGCGTGGTCTATCAGGAATGCGGGGAAAGAGGCGGAAGAACCAGCTTCAGGAGAGCCGCCAATACCTGCAATATCGTTATTCTGTAATTCAAGAGCCATATTTATATGGAACAACTGGCTATCTTCAATAACTTGCGTCATTTCCGGAACAGAACTTTCCGAACGGACATATCTTGTCCCGTCAATTTCCACCATAGAAAGGCATAAAATACGGTTTATGTGTTTTGCAAACCAATAAGGGACACCGTTTGAATTTCCTATTGTAAGATTATATACATCATAAGGTACTGCGTATAATTCTTCTATCTCTTGCATTTGGTTGCGATATTGCTCATTATCTATTCGAGGGGAATATCCTCCAGGTTTAAATCCTGCTTCCACACGAAAATTAAATACTTGCTGAATATCATCTACCCAAAATATGTTATCAAAAGCGGAGTTATTGCTTTTATGGGAATAACGGATAAGCACAGTTTCCTCTAACAAGTCATCAGAGGAGCATACGATAAAAGGTTCTGATGTATCTTCGTTGATTGTAACCGTATATACGGCATCCTCCAAGTCTCGAAGAATGGCGTAATACATCACTACATTGTCATTATGATTATATGTGGAAAGTGATATTGGTGTAGAATTTCCTGCGGCAAGATTGTTCAGGCTCGCTGAAACTTCCTCAGAAGCATTAGTGAATACCTGTATATGGATTTTATCAGAAGCGTGGAACTTCTGAATATAGTCCATATCAAGCCCAAACTTATCTTTTACAGGTGAGAAAAAAAGAGGGCAAACATCACCAACTTTTACCATGTCTTTTCGTCCTTTTATAGTGATGTGCAACTTCACACATCATGCGCAAATATACATACTATTTAGACCAATTCCAAATAATACATTGTAAAATAACGAGTGCCTGATAGACTTATATGAAATCTCCTCATCTATTAATCCACACTCTTGACTATCAAAGAATATTTTACCGCTTCCGGTCGTCCATAATTATAGCTTGCACTTTTTACGTAGCCTTTATAGATACGCCCGTTCTTTTCCACCCGAATGTAACCCGTCAAGTCTGACGGTATTTCCAAATCTCCGGTCTTGACGGAAAGTTCTCCTACTGTGAACAGTTTGTTTCCCAATACAATACTCGACCTTTCGCTAACTCCATTGATTGTCACATCACTGTTACCGTCAGATGATGTAAACTCCAACGCGTTGGCAAAAGCACCTATATACCTTGCGTTTGCTTCAATCATAAGCCTTTGGGAATACATGGCATTGAACATAGTAGAAGGAGATATGACACCGGATATTGTATATCCATCCCTTACAAGCTTGTATTTTTCTCCGTCAAGTGATGCTCCAACAAAGAATATATCATTATCACTGTCGCTATCAGTCGTATCTTCACCTCTTTTTTCCGCAAGAAATTCCATACCATAAGCATCGGCTCTATATGGGCTAACTAATTCCAATACGTTATCTGTCAATGTAATGCCGGTGGTGTATTCATTGGTAAAGCGGAATTCATCGCGACCATTTACACTGTCGTAATCCTGTTTGTCATACCCGACTTTTACCCCCGAATAAACCAGTCCGGCATTCACATTGTATTCCAAATCGGAAGTGCTGTCCTGCAAGTCCTTTATTTCTGTATCTTGGAATAAAGTATCACGATGAACAAATGTCACCTTCTCGTCACCGATTACAGGGACAAACCCAAATTCCGCGCTCATCCAATTGGCGAATTTGGTATAAGATGTATATATTTTGGCATTGGGAAGTCCTCGTATGCTTTCTGCCGGAACTATCATCGCCATGTCTAAACGCTCATCTACTCCGGTGGCGATTTCACCCGTTACATTGTTCTTATCAGTTATAGACCTCAGTAAACGGTTAAGCAATACTTTAGGACTGATACAATCTATTTTTACAGATTTTCCACGCTCGGAAAAACTTATATTTAACGGTGTGTCAAGACTGTTGAATTTAAAATTAACGGGAAAATTTTGATATATAGGGTCAGATTTTGCAAGTGCTATATTGAAATTAATCATCTCACCTGGAGATATTGTCAAATTCTCATCAATATCGACAGTGTATGTATTAAATGTTTGAATTGTAGCGGATTGATAATATATTTTAAGCTCTTTACTATTTTCATTATAAGAGGAAAGCCGTATATATATCGGGAAGGATACGCCTGGTCTCTGATACGTAATGAATACACTGAATTTTACTTTTATTCGTATGGTCAAATCCCTGTCAGATATATTTTTGAACAGATATTCTCCGAATAGACTTTCCGTACTTTCAAATCGGTTTTCAGCCGTATCAAAAACCTCTACAATGTCCTTTGTCGCAATATCCGGTTGTCCTAACATATAAAAAGGAATAGTATAATAAGCATTAGGATAAGCAGTCATTACATGGGAAACATTAGGCTCCTCTGCGTCACTTGGTATAGACCATTTTATATCACTGTTCATCAACAATCTGTCATAATCCAAAGGTTGGGACTCCTTTATTTCTTTTACCGGATATTCATACTGCGTGCCTTTCTTTGCTTTAATCAAGCTTGCGAGACTATTGTCGACGGCATTTATTTCGCACGTCGTATCATTGTAGGAAAATGTGGAGTAGTCCAAAGCGCATCTGAACTTTTCATTTAACAGCCATGAGTTATTTCGGGTATAAAACACGAGTGTTGCGGATGAGTTCAGGTAATTCGACAAATATTCTTTCAGCAATAGCGAATAAGCGCCGTTGGCAAACTCAAATTTTGTGGAAAAACTACGAACAACTCCGTCATAATCCCCTCTCTTGAAAGACATCTCTACATCGTCCCAATTAACAAGCTCATTTGTGGCGTCATATGTCATTCCGCCTATCAACAGTTCACATCTGTAATACATATCTATTTCTTTTTTGAAGTTGAACGTATCATGGCATCTATGTCATCACACATACGCCTGACCATATAGGCATATTCTTTGGCGGAGAACGTGTTTTCATCAATGTGCATTTTTACATGAGACATTAAAGAAACGCGTTCTTTGGTAAAATATTCCCTATCCATTTTTATTTTCCCTATATCCGGAGATGTTTCCTGCAATTTTGCAAGGCGGTAATTGTCAGAAGCGGAAACGCTGCTTATCCGGTTCTTTATCTTATCATGTTCGTCCTCTCTGAATTTATAACCCAAAGCAGACATGACTTCTACAGCATCACTCCAGTTTCCGGAAGAAATGAGTTCCTGACATATGGCAAGGCAGTTTAATCGGATTTGAATTTTCAGCACTTCATTTTTCCGGTTTATTTGGGCGGAAACAGACTTTCCCCCTATTATTGATAAGTATTCATTGCATAGCTTCTCGGCCGCCAAAGCCTTTTCTCTGATACTATATCTTCCGCCTTGAACAACCTTATCAATATCCCCCAGGAATATGTCTATAAAGCGGGAAAGGCATATTTTGTTTAAGTCATTATATATCATATCTTATACTCTGCTTGAAATCCAATTGTAATCCGCAATATGGTTGGCTTTCTTCATAATCCGACCAATGTTCTGCAATTGTTTGGTATTGCTTTCCATCTTTCTTTCAAGTCGGCTGTAATCGTTGTTTACATTAACAACAATCCCCTCTTCTCTCATATTCTTTAGCTTTTGTTCCAATAAACCATAATCCGATGTAAGTCCTCTACGGTCATAGATATATGACAAATCAGGGATTACCTGCGCATGCGCCGGAAGGTCTACCAATGTCGGCTTATCAGGAGTGATAAAAAGCCCGTTATTAGTTACGATACCCTCTTTCTTGCCGCCATCACCTACTATTGCCAAACCGCCGGGATGGTCTTTTGTCCCTTTGGCGTATTTGGGAATGGGCTGGGCTATTATGGTCGCCAAGCTAACTGCTCCTTGTGCTATAATTAATGGGATTATCCCAGGAGCAGCGAATGGATTAGTCCATGCTTTCATTATAGCTAAAGATGTAGCCATTATCGTTTGTATAATATTGTTAGCCTTGTCAAACTTTGCTTGCTTCTCCTGCAATGCGGCTTTTTTCTTTTCAAGCTCCGCATTTTTCTTTGCTGTTTTATCCTTCGCGGCACGTTTACGATTTTCCGCTTCTTCGGTGGAGATTGCACCATCTTCTTCAAGTTTTTCTATTCTTTCGACTTCTCTATCATATGCTTCATCATTAGCATCTTGTTCAGCTTCCACTTCTTCCATCTTTCTTTCAAAAATAGCAGTTCCCAAATCTGCAAATCCTCCCAGTAAATCAGATATAGCTTGAATAGCTTCTGCTATTTTATCCATTTTCTTTTTATATGCTTCTGAGGCATCATCGGCTGCGTTTATTTTTGCATCCCTAACCTTTTCTGCAAGGGCAATTTCAGCTTGTGCTATCTTTTCTTTCAATTTTAATCTATCTTCTTCCGATAGACCTGGTGTATTTAGTTGTTCTTTGGCTAAATCAATGGCTAATTGTGCTTGCTTTATAGCATATTTTTCTGTTATTTCCTGCTTCTTCCTTTCATAATCTTCTTTATTTATTAAACCTTGAGAATATTGTGCAGCTGCTTCATCTAATTCTTTAGACATTGCAGCATTTATAATAACCGATTGAAAAGAATAAGATTCTTGTATTTTCTTATTCTTTTCAGAGGCGTACTTTTCTTCTAAATCTAATCGTTTTCTTTTGTACTTCTCATCAACAAGAAAAACATCTTCTCCGTTTTTTATAGCAGCATTTATAGCTTGTTCCCTTTCGTTATCGAGCAATTCCAATCTTAATCTATATTCTTCTTCGCTCCCTTTTTTTACAATGTCTAATTTATGTTCAATTTGAGACTTTTCTTTATCAAGTCCATAGGATAATTGTTTATCTTCCAAAGCTTCTTGCATTGCTTTTGCAAGATTTTCTCTGGTTGCTTGTTCTTCCTTAGAACTGCCTCTAATAGCTGCAATTCGCTTGTTATAATTCAATGATATTTTAGCAAGTTCTTTCTCTAATCCCTCATCCATTAAATCCAGTTCGGATTGTTGTAAAGCTTCACGAATGCGAATACGCTCTTTAGCGGCTTTTTCCAAAGCTTTCTTTTCTTTATCCGTTAATATTCCATTATTGCCAGCATCGGACGCGTTACTCCCTGCTAAATCAATTTTATTAAGTTGGTTTATCAATGATTCTGTAATAGACGATATTGCTTTTTTACCGGCAGCGGCTTTAGTTGCAACATCAATTTCCTCCTTAATAACACTATTTGTTCTTTTCCATGAAGTTAGAATAGTAAAAAAACCTCTATTTTTTAATTCATCTTCCAATTTATTGCGGTTGGCAATAGCTAATTGATAATCAGTATTTTCAAACTCAAGTCTTGATTTCAAAGTTTCAATGTATTCTTCTTTAGCTTTTATGGCGGCTTCATCGGCTTTCATACCAGATTGTACATATTCTTGATACAAATTTTGCATGTTTCTTGCATTCTTTTCAAGAATATTGGATTTAGCCATTTCATTTTGAGCCATAGCAACTGCTCTATTGTTATAATCATCTTGTAGCTGATTGGCGTCCTTTAATTGATTAGCTACATTCCTAATACCTCTTGCAAAAAAATCAATAACATTCTTTGCTGGCCCAGTGGATTTTTTGAAAGATAACATAAATGCTTCCCATGCCGAAGACAATCCAAGAATTGCTCCTTGTACATTATCCCCCATAGTATTTGCCATGTTCCCAAGTTCTTCTTCAACTCCTGTTATCTGTTCTCTTAAAGGGATAAGCGCATCAATATTAGTAAGCAATGTATTGAATTGAGCCACACTTCTTTTATCAGTGAGTTCAAGCGTAGTATTTAAATCCACACCTTGCTCTTTTAACTTCTTCAACCCATTCACAAGTTCAGGCAATGTTTTTACCGCTCCACCTAATGATTTAGCCAATAGTCCATTACTATCAGCAAGATTAAGGAATATATTTCTTAAAGCTGTCGCGGCCATAGACGCATCAAATCCAGAGTCTGCCAATTTCCCTAATAAGGCTAAAGTATCTTCTATCTGAAAATTGAAAGCTTTTGCCACTGGACCCACAATAGGCATCGCTGTTTGCAAATAAGAAAAAGACAAAGCGCTCTTGGTTGTAGCAACAGCCATTGCAGATACATATCGTTCCGTTTCTGATGTGTCTGCATTAAACATTCTAAGTGCAGCACCTGCAAGAGCTGCTGCTTCTGGCAACTCTGCGCCAGTAGCTTGGGCAAATTTTAAAATACCCTCCGTTGATTGCAGAATTTCATTTTTAGAAAATCCCAATTTAGCCAGTTCTATTTGTAAGGCAGTAGCTTGTGATGCTGTATATTTAGTTGCCGCACCTAATCGTTGAGCATCAGTTGTCAAGTCTTTTATATTTTTAGATGTAGTACCTAAAATTGCTGCTAATTTGCTATTTGCAGCTTCAAAATCAACAATAGATTGAGCACCTGACTTAAATAAACCTATGAGCTTTTGAAACCCACTGATAACAGCTTGTGCTCCAACCATTCCCTTTACCATAGAACCTACCCCAATTCTAACTTCATTGAGTCCGCCTGCTACATTTGACCTTAAGATATTTCCATATCCTTTGGCGACAATTCCTAAATTTTTAAACGTCTTATTTCCGTTTTGTAATTCGACTATTGCAGCCTTTATTTCGTTCTTATATGCCCCAATAGCCATCTTTTGCTTAGTATATGAATCAGTATTTCTGCGTATATACTCTGTATTCTTAGCTATCTGATTATTTAATTGCTGACGCACTTTGTTGTCTTTATCTTCTGCATCAGTAACTTGGGAAACTGCAATGCGAAGCAGTTTATTTTGCTCTTTTGCCTCATTAATAGAATGAACCTCTTTATTTGTCAAAGCAATAGCTTCTTGCGTGGTAATTTTAAGTTTCTTCTTTTCTTGATTAAGCATCTTTTGCTGCTTTAATCTTTCCGTTTCTACTTTAGCCGCTTTTAACTCTGCTTGCGCATTTAAATCATTTGCTTTAGCCTGCTCCAAAGCTTCTTTTGTGGCTTTTTGGGTCTCCTCTGCAATGTTTTTTAAAAGAGCCTTATATTCATTTTGGATGTTAGCAAGTTCTTTCTCTGTTGTAATTAACTTTTTTTGAATCTCTTCAAATAATCTTGCCTTATTAGTCAAGTCGTCATAATTAGAAACCGGAATACTATAAGATTTAGCCAGTTCTTTCCCTAACTCCGCATATGCTTTTTTAACTTCCGTAAATTTATTAGTCAGGCTGGTTAGTTGATTTAAAGCTTTATCGCTTACTACATCGGTAATTACAAACTCGTTTGCCATAAGTCCTAATTTTGAGTGCCATGCAACATCACATGGTGATACAAAGATATTGAATTATTTATAATTTTCTAAATAAGAAAGGCAAAAATGAAAATCATAAAAGGGAAGAGAAAAAGAAAAAGCCAGACATTACATCTGGCTTTATTATTTGGAAATAATCTTAAGAATACAATTAGTATATCACTGCATTTCCACTGATTATATATACCGGTAAATTAGACCTACCCTTTTCTATTTTTTCAATACTAAACGAAATAATCCCATTTGCGCCCATCTCTTTGGCTTTATTAACTGCGGATGAAATCATTCTTTCATAAGTAGGGACATAATATTTTCCAATAGATATGCTTCTTTTTTCATGCACATAGTTTCTATCTTCTTTTTTTACTTTATTTCCTGAATGAAACTCCAAATATATTGGACCTACGGGAGTAAAATCCTTATTCCCAATTTCAGTAGGATTAATTACAAAGTTAGGGTCTTTGACATATTCTCTATAATCAAGGGAATATCCTATTTCATAATAAGTGCTCTTACATGATGTTACTGATAGCAAAATCAGAAACAAAAATAATAGTTTTTTCATAAGCCTTTAAATGTTATCAGATTTTTTTATGTTACATAAAAGATATTTGTTTTAAGTTTTGTTTGCAAAGTAATTCCTAATAAATCATTTTGACAATATTTTTAACGGAAATCTTTGTAATTTAGACTGGTTATAAATAGCTTATCACTTCTTTTTCCCAAATAGTTCAGAGTGGCTTCCAAGTCTAAGAAGTTCAATCCCCGTCTGTATCAAAAGATAATTATGCTTTATATGGTGTCCCATTTTCATAAAGAAATTCAGGAGCAATGTCCGCACCGTTTGCCCAAAATACTGTACCGTCAACCCCGTAACGCTCAAACTCGCTTTCATCTTTCAGTTCCTCGAAAGCCGGATATTTCAGGAGTGGCGTTAAATCTACTTTTCTTCTTTCTCCATTGTTGAACGTACACAAAAGAGTGTATTTACCCATATATTCAGCGGATTCTACTAATAGTATCATAACCTTTATTTTTAGCGTTTAATCTTTTCTATTTTCTCACCGTTTTGCGCCTTTTCCCAAATTTCAAGTAATTGCGCTTCGTGGGTGTCTATATATTCATTTATCAGTCGGATAGTCTTTGCTGTTCCCTTACCTTCTACCATCCTATCTTTGATAGTGATAGTAAACCAGTTGCCACCGTCTTTAATGTGCAGGTGTGGTGGGTTGTGGTCTTGCCCGTACATGTATATCAGAATACCCCGAATAATGTCTATTGCGCTCATGCCTTTTCTGTTGTTGTTTTGAATGAGCCAAAATCTGTCGTATCAATAACCCCGGCATATTTACCGGAACGCGCTTCCTTAATGGCTGCAACCGTCTCTTCATTAGGTTCTGAATACATTGCATCCATTAAAGTGCTCTCTACAAAATTATTCAAACTCCTGTTCGCTTTTTTGGCATGTTCCTGCAAGATTTGCAATAAATCCTCACGCAAGCGGAACGAAGTTTGTTTTCTTACTACTGCTTCCATATTATTATTTGCATTACATTGTATTATATTGTACAGCAAATATAATACAATATTTTGGGCGACCAATCAAAAATAAGAAAAAAGTAATCCAAATAATTTATTTTTCAATAAGAGGTTTGGTATTTCAAAGATAATAGCCATCTTTGCGGTGCTTGATACAACATAATAACTCTTGGGCAAAATAAAGCGAACAAATTTTGTACAAGATATTGGGAACCCTCTAAGGTGGCAGAAAGGAAACAATCTGCGACTTCTATGCCCTGCGTATGTTGTGTCAAGCACACCTACGGAGGGTTTCTTTTTATCATAATTCGTTATAATATGCTTGACACAACGAATGAACTAATTCCAAATTTAAAAGGTATGACCTCTCTTGAAATTGCAGAGGTCACAGGTAAAAGACATGATGCTATCTTGCTAGACATCAGGAATTTACTCAAGCAGGGAGTAGCTGCCCACAATTTTGTGGAGACCTATTACACTGACAAATCTAATAGGAAAAGTCCTTGTTTCAATCTCACCCCAAAGAATGGCAATTAAGCAATATATTTAATAGAAACCTTTGTAATTTATACTCTGTCTAAATAACGAAATCCCTTTGCAGATTGACAAAATGTTGTTATATTTGCGGTGTCAACAAGTTCATAAGAGAGGTAAACTCTTATGGCTCTATCCATATAGAGTTATTTTTTTGCCAATACATATTAATAAGTAGTATCGTATAAAATTAAGATATTGCGCCTACCGAGTGGAGATACGGAAACGCCTCCGACATTAATCTTATGGATTTGTTGACAGCTCGTAGTAGGTGCATTTTTTTGTTATGTCAACAAATCCTATTCAAGTCCTAAAACAAACAGAATTGCTTGGACATCAATTCACAGTTTACGGAACCGCTGAAAACCCATTATTCTTAACAAAGGAAGTTGCAGATATAATAGAATATTCTGCAAGCAATTCAAGTAAACTAACCAATCTTGTAGATAGAGACGAAAAGGTTCGTAACATTATTACGACCCCCGGTGGAAATCAAGAAGTTTGGCTGCTAACAGAGGACGGTTTGTATGAGGCTTTATTTCAATCCCGAAAACCAATCGCCAAAGAATTTAAGAAAGGAGTTAAGGAAATTCTAAAAACCATCCGCAAGACCGGTGGATACATCGCAACCAAACAGGACGACACTCCCGAAGAAATCATGGCACGTGCACTCATAGTGGCACAGGAAACAATCAAAAGAAAAGAAGAAAGGCTAAAGCAGCTTGAAGAAAAGAACGCCAAGCTCCAGCCCAAAGCCGACTTTGCCGAAACAGCTTTCAAAGCAGAGGGCAAAGTAGACATAGGCCAAGCCGCAAAAATTCTCAACCTCGGTTTTGGGAGAAACACTCTTTTCAAGAAGCTAAGGGAAGCAGATGTGTTCTTTAAAGACAGGAACGAACCGAAACAAAAGTATATTGACGCAGGCTACTTTGAAATGACGCTGTTGCCGCCAATACGCAGAGACAACCACCCTGACATATTATGCCAAAAGGTGTTTTGCAAACCAAAAGGTCTTGCTTATATTAACCATCTATTTGGCGGAAAGCCTTCTGATGGGAAAATAGCAAAAATCAAATAGCATTGAAGCATAAACATTTACAGGTACGGAGTAATGACGTACAGCTATAACTATACCCAAAAACATATTGCCACGTAAACAAGCATAGAT